GGACTGAAGCAGGTCTAGCAGCTAGTTATGCTCTTTATAACGATTCACCAGTGAGAAATATTTCAAAAAATCTTGGTGAAGCTTTTTTAAAAACTTCTACTAATGGCATTATAAAGCCACCGATAGCTTTAGAACATTTTATTATTAATCTTCCAGATAATTTGCTATTTGATGAATGGCAATATCCCTTGAAAGCATTACTAGTTATGACAGAAACGTCTTTTAGATCAGCTTGTGCAAGATATGGGATGAACCTTGCATTTGATGAAAACTCAACTGATATAAATGGTTGGGAAGGACTTTGGATAGTAGGCTTTTGTGATTATGGATCTGCACTTGTTGATACAACAAGGTGGAATGATTTACAGCATTCAGAACCAGACTTAAATCCATATTGCATTGCTGGTTACAAATCAGAAACTCATGCTGCCTGTTCAAAAATGCGACAAGTTGCTGTACATTCATTATTAACAATGGCCTACAGGCCAGAATTAATATCTGAATCAAAGCCTACTTTTTTTTCTTCAGGATATAATTTCAATGCTCTTAGAAAACATAAACAAGCAAGAAACAATGTATGGATTGGAGAGGGATTTATAAGTAAAACAAGAAAAAGGTCAAAATCAGATGATAATGAAGGTTCACCAATAGCTTCTCATTGGAGAAGAGGTCATTGGCACACATATCTAGTTGGTGCTAAAAAAACAAAACAATCTTTAAAATGGATTGAACCTATCCATGTTAATTCGAATATATCATTATGAAGAAAAATTTTAAAAACTTACCAAAAGAAGATATTGGTATTGCTAAATCAAAACTTCCACATGAGGTAAGAGTATTTTTAGATCATTTAGAATGTGGTCTTGATTGTTTTGACGAAGATTTTCTTGATTATCAACCATACATCATGACTCATAATGAGCATGGTGTAGGTTTACTTTTTTCTCAGTTATCAAAAAAGAAATTTAAACAGTCAGATATGGCAGATTCTTCTTTAATAGTTTCAAAAAAGGGAGTGCATTTACAAAAAGAAAAAATATTATTTTTCAGTAATGAACAACCCCCAACAAAATTAGCTTTGCTTGTATTATCAGCAATGATTATGCAAGAACCATTAGATTTTGATTGGCTACATTGTGATTAATTACCTAATAAACCAAACCTTTTCTTTTTATGCATTTCATCTTCCATTTCAAGTATTCTGACTAACGCATGAGTTAATACATAATCGTGATTTACATTCTGTCTAAGCAATTTTATTGTATAATTTTTTAAAACTTCTATATCAGTACAGGCAATAATATCTCTTATTTTAACCTCAGTAGCTAATTTTTTTTCTACTGGAATTGGTTCAATTAATACTGATATAAAACTTTTATCCATAATTAATTAGGAAAAAGTTGCTTTTCTAAAATATCAACTGCACGATCATCAAGTGTGTTAGTCGTTTGTTTACAAATAGCTCTTAATAAATCAACAACAAGTCGTTTTACAGTTGTTGTTGTTAGGAATGTCATTAAGATTGGCTTTAGAATTTTAATCATAATTTATTGTGTTACTTCCCAAACATAACAGTTTTTGTTACATTTGGCATATGCTGTCTAAAATAAGCAGTGGTCAGCAGCTTACTCCTCACACACTAGGCAGCTTTTTTTTTATATGGAAGATCAAGAACCAAGCAAAGTTGAAACCATTGTAAAAGTTTGCGTACTTTTGTGGTCTGCAACACTCCTCAGCCTGTCTTATTACGAACCACCTTCAGGTAAAAAAATCGTTGATTTTGATCCGACTTTTATTGCAAGTATTTTTTCAGCGTCTACTGCATCACTAGGCTTTCAGATAAAAAAGAAAAAAGATACTATAGTAGATAATAAAAATAATAAAGCAGGTACTAAATGAAAAAGCTAATTCCTCTCTTATTTATGTTTGCAAGCCCAACTGCTGTATTAGCTGACATAACTCACTCAATCCAATCGGTAGCCTCAGTAAGCACAGTTGCAGCTTCAGCCACTTCGGAGCGTATTGCGTCTTCTATCAGTGTTGCTGGTACAAACGTCACACCAAAAGCTAATACAGTAGCAGGTCAGATAGGTTCTCTTGATTTAGCCGATGCTGGTATTACTAATGGTGTTCCTACTGTTGATTACGACACTAGCTTTAATGTAGTAAATACTGGCGATGCTTTCTCCGCAAGTGAAACTTATATTGAAGCCGATGCCATTCCAAGCCTACTATCTGCCACAGTAACAAATGGGGTGGTTCCATCACTGCCCCTCCTTGGAAAAAACACAGTAACATCTGGTGGTGATGTTGGTTCTGTAGCTATTACTTTAGATAGTGGACAAGCTTTAACTGTTGATTTAACTGATATGGGTGCTGGTACAACTGCAACACTTCAGTCCACTATCACTCTTGGCCTTGATTAATGAAATGGTTTTTATGCCTGTTTCTTACAATACCTAGTGCGTATGCTGGAAGTATTACTCCAAGATTTACAACAGGTCAGATGGAATCATCTAGTCGTAGCGTATCTACGATCCAAGAAACTATTGTTACTGAAAACTATAGGACAGGTTTCAGTTATACAGTACAAGGCCATAATATCAAAACAGATTCTTATATCTCACCTGATGCAACATACACAACAAGCCAGAATACAGGCAATGGAGCAGTTAATTTTCAATGGGTGACACCAGAATTAACAAGCAAGCCTCAGTGGAGCATAGTGACGGAAGGATCAGATTTCAGTCTGGTCGAAAATTTCCTTGCTCCCGGATTAGATGCAGTTTCCGTAATAAATCGAACTCAAACTATAGAAACCCAAACAACTTCCTTAAGTATCTTTTCCCAATAAGTTTACTTTTTACAAGTCCTGTATATGCTAGTAATACAATATCTAGTCCTTCAGCCAGTAGTAGCGGTACAGTCATTAATAACGGTTATCAAACGATAAATGGAAACTTTCCTACTCATAGATTTTCAAACGGAATACAATGTCAACTTCCTACTTTGGCTATCACTCCCTTTATCACTAAAGGAAAGAACTTTTCCTTACCAAGAAGTACAATCTCTCGAACCAATATTTATGACACTGCAAAAGACAGTGATACAGGCCAGTTGCTTAACCCCGGCCATATTTTATATGTTGCAGAACAGGAACGATTAGATCAGACAGTATATAATCTAAATTATGGAATCACAGCTAGTTTTCAAATACCACTTGGGGGTGGAGGATTTAACAAAGAATGTTTACAAGCAGCCCAGACTTATAGGAAATACCAAGAGTTCATGCTTGATGCCAAGAAATTAGAAGTTAATCTCAACCGTCTTAAGATATGTGCTGAACAACTAAAACTTGGTGTCAAGTATGTAGGAGAAGACGCGATTAGTTGCCGTAACGTGGTTTTAACAACTGTACCTAATCAGGTTTTACCTCATCAACATTCTTTGACTTCTGAAAACGAGTAAGAACCTTTTTAAAAATTGTCTTAGAAAGTCCTTTTAAAAGAGCCAAAATAGCTGGACTACTCGCAGCCAGCAAAGAAATAGTAACGACATTAAGAGCAGCACTAGGTGTAGGTAATACCGATTTAACGAAAGTGACTTCTTCAAGAATAGGTACGCAATCTACCCCATTATTAGCACGTTTATAATCAATAATCCTTGATGTTCTTAAATCTGATGTAAACGAGCCTACAGGCAATACTCGTGATAAATCTGGACAAGGTGGAGGTTCTATAGTTTTTACCTTTTTTTTGGGTGGTGGAATAGTAGGAGGTTTGTATATTGCTTGTTGTTCTGATTGCGTAGGAGTTACAGTTTTAATAAGTTTGCTTGGATCGTATTCTATTGGATTAAACGAAGGCATCTCTCCTTCTGGGCAGGTTATATATGCGTTTCTATCGTTGTATAAGATACTAGGATTTTTTGTTATCTCTAAATCTCTGTGATATAAATTGCATCCGGGTATATTCCCTGTTAAAACGTGTTCTATTGATAACGGTGTTTCGGGTATATCTATCTTTGGTATTTTTATCTGAGGTATTTTTATTTCACTCATCTTTATCTACATTTCCTATAGATATAGACCAGCCATCTTCTCCAAACTTTCCAACTTCTTTTATCTTAGGTTTTATCATTTTTGCATCCATATCATCATGGTATTTTTTTACTC